TGATTCAGGGTGACGATGCTGATATTTCAATTAGCGAAGAAAGTGGAGCAGCACAAGACCATTTTGTAATAGAGCCAGGATCAAGCCACATTCACCTAACTGGTGCTAGTGTTGATTTTACAAGAAACTCTCCAACAGATGAACTAAGATTAGCATTTTCTGTAGTTAATAAAGATGCAACATCCAACGACATACCAGAAAGAGTTAGAGTTCTTGTTGAGTTTGCATCAACAGAAACAGAGAGTGCAGAATATGCTAGATTTGAGGCTGAAGTTGTAAATGATAGTAGTGGTGGAGCATATGATTTTGATACAGAAAGATATTTTGTAGTAACTAAACAACTTCAAGATTTATATACATCTGCTAACTTTACGTGGAATGCCGTTACAGTTGTTAAAATTTATGCATCTGTTCTTGCAGAAGAAAGTGGACCAATAGGGATTCCATCTCCAAATTATTATGTTGCTTTAGATGCATTAAGATTGGAAAATGTTGCAACATTAAATCCACTTTATGGTTTAACTGGATATTCAATTATCCAAACTCAAGATGCATCAACAGTTATTAAAAATCCTAATACTAGTAACTATATTGAATTTAGATTTTCTGTGGATGTTTCTGGCGGAGTAACATCGTAATGGCTGATGCAAGCATAAAAAAGGCAATTATTAAAAAGGCATTGCTTCCAGCAATTGATTCTGAGAATATTGGATATATTTTTAGATACAGAGTTGTATCAGAAGATAAAAACAGAACATCTCAGTGGTCCCCAATAAATATAGTTGAAGATGACTCAATTACTTCAGTTAATGGTGCATTGCAAATATCTCAAACAATAACAACCGCTGTATGGGATGATGAATTAAATAGACCAAAATATGATATATTTGTTGGTTTTGATAATACAACACCAATATATCACGGAACATCACCAATACATACGTATTCATTTTTAAATACTGGCACCACAAATGTTCGTGTCATTATTCAGGTTGAAGGATCACAAAAAACACTAAACGAAAGTCTTGAAATATATGACTCAGGAATAGAATTATTGGTATAATGAAAATAGGAGGAAATTAATGGCTAAGGTACCACTACCAGAAAGAGGGCAACCTCTTGATGTTACATATTTATATTCACTTGTTGAGGCTGTGAATGATTTGTCTACACAGGTTTCATCGGCAACCTATAACTACACAACAGTTGATACAGTAAGTGCTGGCGCACAAAATGTTAAAACATCTGAAACTAGAATAATTGGTGGCTATGTTGAAGTTGCCAACAACTCAACAGTTTCTGCTGGAAACGAAAAAACTTTTACATACGATTTTAGTGATTTTAAATACTCTCCAATAGTTTCAGCAACTGCAGTTAATATTGGACAAACACCTGCAGGACAAAATGTAAATGTTATTCTAAAAACTGTAACAACTTCAAGAATTGAAGGTGTTGTAAGGTTTGGAACTTCTGGAGATTTATCACTAGCAGTACATTTAGTTATTGTTGGAATTCCAAACTAAGGATAAAAATTAATAATGCTTAATTGCAAAAAATGCAATGGCAGACTATTTATTGATAGACAATATAGTGGTTTGCAACATATGGAAACTTATTGTATGGTCTGTGGATCAAGAACTTTTTATCATCCACCGACAGAAAGCGAAGAAGGCAGATGGTTACTGGCAAAGGAATTATTCAGAGCGAAGCGTACAATAACTCAACTGTAATCAAAGGCAATCAAAAAATATGGTTCCTTAACGGTGATCTTGTTAGACTTCACCACAGTTCAAGATCTACTGGTTTAGTTTCTGTTTATAATATTACTAAAGATAGACTTGAGACATGTCTTCGTATAGATTTTAGAAAAAATAGAGAACGTGCATATACCGTAGCAGAGACTGCTAAGTTAATTAATCGTCATAGAAAATACATGCCTAAATTAATTAAGACTGGAATGATTCCGCCACCAGTTGGGGCAAAATTAAATGGTGAACGTGGATTTAGAATAAGATCTTATTATTCAGAAAGCATGGTACGAGACATACGTGCTATACTGGCTACTATACATATAGGACAACCAAGAAAAGATGGACTAATAACAAATAATATGACTCCTACAAGCCAAGAATTGACAAGGCGTATGGGAGACGGTATACTTACATATACGAAGACAGAAGATGGCAGGTTTATTCCTGTGTGGGCAGAGAATATTTAATAGAAGAAATGGTGGGGTATGGAAGAAAATAACAGCACTAAGGTATCAGCAACACTAGGATACACATTAAATTTAGGAAATTTTCAATCTTTAAGAGTTGATCTTGGAGTAGTAGACCAAGTGCGTCAAGGTGAAACCACTGGAGATGCTATGGATCGTGTTTATACTTTTGTTGAGAACCAAGTTATTCAAAAGGTAAAAGACGCAAAAGAATCACTTCTAGAGGACTAATATGGCTGAACGCAAAGACCGTATGGCTTTGCTAAGTAGATATAATAAATTACATCTACAAAGATATGAAGCCAAGTCTAATATGAATCTTAATGTTGAACAATGGGCTGCAGATGCTCTTGTTGAATCATACGGTATTTCTCAATGTTATGATTTATTAGATTATTATTTTAAGATAGCAGAAAATCCTACTTGGAATTATTTTGCATACAATGCAGAAAAAATTCTTAATGGTAAACTAGAAGTAGAGCAAGATATTAAAGAAAGAACAGAGCGCAGGGAACTAGCAAGGAAGTGGATTAGTGAATAATACAGAAGCAAAGTTAATTACAGCAGTATTAAATGATAAACAAATCCATGTATTGTTACAAGCCAATGTTGATAATCTTTTAAGAACTCATAACGATGTCTGGAATTTTATTAGACAGTATTCAGAAAACAATCAATCAGTTCCACCAACATCATTAGTTGTAGAAAAATTTAGAGATTTTAATCCAGTAGAAGGAGTTGGTGCAACTAAGCATCACCTTGAAGAATTACAGTCAGAATATTTAAATGATAGCCTTAAAGATATTTTACGCAATGCAGCAGGTGAAGTTCAAAGCGGTAATGGTAATAATGCTCTTGAACATTTAATTACTAAAACATCAGAACTTAAAAAGAATACTGCTGCAATTAGAGATATTGAAGTAACAGACCTTGACTCTGCAGTTGCTTATTTTGAAAATGTAAAAAAAATGCAGGACCTTGGACAGGTTGGAATTAAAACTGGATTGCCAGGGTTTGACAATTACCTACCTTCTGGAATCATGCCAGGACAACTTGGAGTATTCCTTGCATATCCAGGTATCGGAAAGTCTTGGTTGGCTCTGTATTTCGCTGTACAGGCTTGGAAACAGGGTCGTAGCCCACTAATCATAAGTCTTGAAATGTCTGAGACAGAAGTTCGTAACCGTGTATTTGCAATCATGGGTGAAGGTCTTTGGTCTCATCGTAAACTCAGCAATGGCGAAGTAGAGATTGATATGCTTAAAAAATGGCATGCTGATAAGTTGCAGGGTAAACCAGAGTTTCATATTATATCTAATGACAGTGGTGGAGAAGTAACTCCTTCAGTTATACGTGGAAAGATTGATCAGTATAAGCCAGACTTTGTTGTTGTTGACTATTTACAACTTATGTCTCCAAACCAAAAATCTGATAATGAAACGGTACGAATGAAAAACCTTTCACGAGAACTTAAACTTATGTCTATTAGCGAAGAAGTTCCAATTATGGCTATTTCTTCTGCTACACCAGATGATGTTAAAGATTTGTCCAGCCCACCAACTTTAGGGCAGACTGCTTGGTCTAGACAGATTGCATATGATGCTGACTGGGTAATGGCTCTTGGTCGTGCTACCAATAGTGATATTATTGAATGCGTATTTAGAAAAAATAGAAATGGTTTTATGGGTGATTTTTTAGTTCAAGTAGACTTTGATAGAGGATACTATCGCTATAAAGACTATGAGGATAAAAATGGTTAAGGATATGTATACGGCAGAGCAGGTCCGTCGTGTTCTCACTGGTGCTGGAATTGATATTGAGGCAGAGTATGGAACTGACTATATTGTTTTTTGTCCATACCACAATAATAATAAAACTCCTGCTGGAGAAGTATCAAAAGATCATGGAACATTTTTTTGTTTTGGATGCCAAACGACAAAAAGCCTTATTGAATTTATAATGCACACATCTAACAGAACATACTTTGAAGCAATTAGATATATTAAAAGCAAAGAACAAGAAACAAGTATTGAGGATTCAGTTAATAAAGCATTAATTGAAAAACCAGAATTTGTTCAATACGATGAACTTTTAATTAAAAGATTAACCAATCAAGCATTAGAGTCTCCAAGAGCAGTTAGATATTTTGAAGGAAGAAGTATTACAAAAGAATCTATTAATAAATTTAACCTTGGGTATTCAGAAAAACAAGATTCAGTAACAATCCCAGTACACTCACCAGATGGAATGTGTATAGGGTTTGTGGCTAGAACTGTTGAAGGAAAAGAATTTAAGAATACACCTGGATTACCAAAAGGTAAGGTATTATTTAATCTTCATAGAATTAAGGCATCAAGCACTGTTTATGTTGTTGAATCATCTTTTGATGCAATTAGATTAGACCAAGTTGGATTCCCTG